TGCTGGCGGTCAGCTGCACAGCCATAAACTTCAGCTCGTTCTTCACCATCACCGCAAGTAAGGAGTAATGCCACAGCAGCCGCAAGCTCAGATTTACCTTGTTTTTTAGGTATTTCAATATAGGCTGTATTGAATTGCCTATACCCATTAGGCTTTAAAGTACCAAATACATCACGAATTATTTGTTCCTGCCAATCAATGAGTTCAAAAGGCTTACCTGCCCAGGTTCCTTTAGTATGGCATAAGCATTCGACAAAATTGACTGCATAATCTGCAGCAGCCTTACTATAAACGGAAGTTTTATCTTTGAATTTTGTGGACTTATATTTCTTCAACTTTCTCAAATGCTCACTCCCAATTAAGGCATAAAAATAACCGCTTAAAATCGGCTGTACTAGGAATAGAGCCTCCTGGCTCCGTTCCTTTTTTGTTTAATTATTTTCTTTTAAGATAATCGCTAAGGCAAGCTCTGCTCCTTCGCTTTCCGGTTCTACGTCCCAACCTCGGTCATAGTTTACTACAATCTCACCATCATGCTTAATCATTACCTTGGAAACCCTACCTCCTTCAATACCGTATTCACTGCCTTCCTCGTAAACCTTGGCTTGGTATTTGTAAACCTTTCCTCTGATTAAAATTGCTCCTTCTTTCCACATGGTGCCTGCCTCCTTTTGTTTTTGTACTACATATATCACTCTAAAGGCTCATGATAGCAAGTCATTTCTGTACAATAAAGCATATCTTTTATTGCTCTCCTGTAAGGATAAATCTTATATATTCCTTACAATGTTCTTCAAGAAAGATTACCAATTCGTAGTAGCCAAGCTCGTTAGCAAGATATTGAACCATATTAGTATCAAACATATTGGTGCGGCCGCTGTCACGAATAGAAAGTATCTGCTTTTTAATCGTTTCAGTCATTGTCACCGTCCCCAATCTTTACCGCTAGGTCTTCACCGTAAACAACATTAAGACCGCTGCCATTGTCCCAATCCACCATCAATGAAGCGGTATCATCCACCCCAGTAACAGTCCCAAGCGTTCCAAGAGGCGGTGCTTGGCAGTCATCCATGTGCACTAATTTAACTCTTGTACCGCTAGGATATTGTCTGCGGACACGTTCAACAATCTCTTTACTTGGGAATCGCATTTTTAGCACCTCCTTTAAAAGCTGAGGAGCCTTTAAAATTTTTCAAAAGCACCTTGCGTGTTTCTTTAAATTCTGTGCCAATAAAGCCAAGTCTTAAAAGGAAACATCTAAAAGCATATTTTTCATTGGCTACTTCTTTTGCTTTGGAAGTCACTCGTTTTTGCTCTCTGGCGAGTTTGCAAAGTGCGCAAACAAAACGGCTATAGGTATCTATGGTTTTGCTGTCCTGCGGTGCTGCTGTAAACCACGGAAAGCTAACCTTCCCGTCATCCTCAAACACATCAGGCTCCTGTGCTAAGTCAAAAGCCTTTTTAATAAGCTTGCCTTTTGCTATCAGTAGATTGTTTAAGTTTTCCCAGTTCTCTGGGGTAAAAAGGCTCATGGGCATGGAAATCGTAAAATCAACTACTTCTTTTTCAGGCTCACTTACAATTTCCTGCTCAGTGCTTGCGTTAAGCCGTTCAGCAAAAATTTCTTTCTTAGTTGTAAAGCCTTTTTCTTTAAGCTCTCTCAGCAAGGTTTCCATTTCTGAATCACTGATGTTTTCTTCCCAGCTTAAGTTTCCGCTTTTGCTTAAGGTAAAAGCACCAATCTGATAAGCGCAGCTTGGTACACCTAGGTACTTGCTCTTTTCATTGGTAAGCGTTTCAAGAGCCTTAACTAATTCTTTTCTGTTTTCAACTTCAAAATGTACAACCATTGTTGTTACCTCCCTTTGTTTTAGTAGGTACATATTCGCTCTATCTGTAGTTAATAGCAAGTCAATTACTGCAAGTATCAAGTATACTTCACAGCTCCATATACGCCCAGACAATGCCTGCCAAAACAAAAGAGACACAGGGAAGAGCAACTCCGTTACCCCACATTTTATATTCCGCTGAATCCGAATGAGGGTTTTTCAGCCATTTAATAATCTGGTTACGAGTTTTTGGCTTAGTTAAACTCTTAAATATCTGCCTGTGGCTTTCAAAAACCTCTGCCCACCAGCATATTTCCTCTTCGGTAGGATTTTCTGTTTCGAGTCCTCCGCACCACCAATCTGGGAATCCCTGCAGTCTTGCACATTCCGTTGGGGTTAATCTGCGTACAATGTAATTTGCACCATCCTCATCACTGATAAGCGGTGGGTCTTTGTAATCTGTTGCTACAAGGGTATTAGCCACATCTTTATCCGCTGATGTAAAAAAAGATGCCTTACTGCTGGTATAGGTAGGTACGGCAACTGCTTCCGGTCCTTTTGCCACAATAGTCGGCTCTACTTCTTTTTCAATAGCAAAGCCAAACTTGGCATTTTCTCCTTGGTTAAAAGCAGCTCTATCAATTCCATAGGCAACTGCGTGTTTATCAGTAGTATTTAAGGTAAAACTGACATCTTCATTAACACCATTACCCTGGGGTCCGTTTTCTTCTTTTCTGCCTATCATAGAGCCTTGCAATACAAACGTCTGCATTTGCTGGCTTTGCCTTGCCATCAAAGCACCGGATTTCCCTTTAAGGTTAATAATCTCATCACGCTGATTCACATGGAAAGCTTTAGTCCCTTCAACCACGGCAACTCCGCCTTGATTGCAAGCTGGATTACCGCCATTACCATCCAAGGTACGGGCAGTATCTGCCTCATAAACACCGCTTTTAGGATTAGGAGATTTCATGGAATTACTGCCATCTGAGCATATCCCATAAGCTTTTGGTACAAATACAGTCTGGTCATTATTGCACCCTAAGGTAGCAGACATATTTTCCTGCACTAAAGCACCTTTGCCTCCACCCTCACAGCCACTGCGGATTTTAAGTGTTTTAGGTGTTTCCATAACAAAAGGCTGGTTATTACCCCCCATTCCAAAAGTAGCAAGTACAGTTTGCGCTTTATCTATAGGACCAACATATCTTGTATCTTGGCTATGATTTTCAAAAACAAACGGTGGATGATTAGACGCGGCTCTAAGGGTAGCTGTTTTATCTTCAGTTACATCCATCCGCTCCCCACCTTGGTCATTTAAGCAGATTGTGCCTGCATCTCTAGTGCCACTTTCAAAAGCTCCGGCAGTTCTTTTCCACGAGCAGCTGCCCGGCGAAGAATACCCTGACAAGCTTTCTGACTCAAATAGTATTTTCCCGGCACATTTACCAGCAAAATCTGCGACAAGATAGATGCGTCTTCTTCTCTGGGGGACTCCGAAATATTGGGCATCGAGAACTCGCCAGGCAAGGGAGAAATCTTCGCCCATGATAAGTCCGGCATTTTCCCATTTACCTTTTTCAGTTCCAGGAACATAAGCATTTTCTGTTTTGACTTTACAGAGGGTTTCAAGGACTGCTTTAAAGTCTTCACCTTTGTTGGATGAGAATGCGCCGGGGACGTTTTCCCAGACCACAAATCTTGGATACTTGCCATTTGTTTTACACCTCATTTCCTTCACTATTCGCACCGCTTGATAAAAAAGACTGGAACGCTCACCGTCCAGTCCGCTTCTTTTCCCAGCCACCGACATATCTTGGCAGGGACTTCCGAATGTGATTATGTCCACGGGCGGTAATTCCGCACCGTTTAGTTTACTCACATCACCATAATGCTTTACCTGTGGCAACCTCTTAGTAGTAACACGAATAGGAAAAGGCTCAACTTCCGCTGCCCACAAAGGGGTAATGCCAGAAATCAAGCCTCCTAATGGAAATCCTCCACTACCATCAAACAAACTACCAAGAGTTAGTGTGTTATTCGCCATCAACAGGAACCTCCAAATCTTCAAATCGGATGGTTCTGCCGTCACGAATGACGGCTACATTTTCTGCAGAGCCAACCTGCTCAATGTAGCGTTTGATAATAACATCGCAGTATTTCTCATCCAGTTCAATGGTGTGACAGATTCTGCCTAGCTGTTCGCAGGCAATCAAAGTACTGCCGCTGCCCCCAAAGGGGTCAAGTACGATGCAATTGCTCATACTGGAATTCTTAATCGGATAGGCAATCAGCGGAATTGGTTTCATAGTCGGATGGTCACCGTTCTTTTTAGGTTTATCAAATTCCCAGATTGTGGTCTGCTTTCTATCGGAGTACCACTGATGCTTGCCTTTCTTCTTCCAACCATAAAGGCACGGTTCATGCTGCCATTGATATGGACTCCTGCCAAGTACAAGGCTCTGTTTTTTCCATATACAAGTTCCGGATAAATAAAAGCCTGCCTCCAAGAATGCTTTTCTGAAATTGAGTCCTTCAGTATCCGCATGGAAAACATAAATACTGGCATCATCTGCCATTGCCTGTTCCATATTCAGAAAAGTATCAAGCAGAAATTGATAGAACTTGTCATTTGTCATATTGTCATTTTGAATTTTTCCTGCACTGCCTTCGTAGTTGACGTTATAAGGCGGGTCCGTCACCACAAGATTTGCCTTTTTCCCGTCCATAAGAACTGCATAGGGTTCTTCCTTAGTGCTGTCACCGCAGACTAAACGATGATTACCTAAAAGCCATACATCACCGCTTTTTGTAACAGGCGGTTTCTTAAGTTCCGAATCTACATCAAAATTATCATCCTGTGCATCTCCATCTTCTCCTGCAAATAGCTCTGCAATATCTTTTTCATCAAAGCCTGTTAAGGCAATGTCAAAATCAGCACCTTGTAAGCTCTCAATCTCCACTCTTAGAAGCTCTTCATCCCAACCGGCATCCATTGCCATACGATTATCAGCCAGGATATAGGCTTTCTTTTGTGCCGGAGTAAGGTAATCAACAAATACACATGGTACTTCTCTGATGCCTTCTTCCTTGGCTGCAAGAATCCGTCCATGCCCAGCGATCACATTGTAGTCCCTGTCTATAATAACCGGATTAATAAAGCCAAATTCTCTAAGCGAAGAACGCAGTTTCAAAATTTGCTGGGAATTATGAGTCCTTGCATTATTTACATATGGAATAAGCTTTGCTACATCCACCAGCTGCATTTCTGTTGTCGTTTTTCCCATTAAGCACTGCTCCTTTCCAAAATCTTACTAAGGCCTTTTTCAGCACCGCTGATATTACTGGACAGTGCCTGACCCTTTAAACTTCTGACTTGTTGCCGCGTAAGCTTAGGTCTGTGAAATTTCAACTTATGCAAAAACACTGTCAGCTCATTTCTGTCCGCCATTATTTTCTCCTTGCTCGCAAAAGCAGCTCCATGGTATCTGTAGTACTATCTTCAAATGCCTCCGTACAATTTTGCTTTACGATATCGTAGATTTCATACCAGATAAGATTGGCACTTTTCTGGTATTGCTGTGACATCTGCACAAATGGCGAGGTCATAACCCCGCCAGTCGTTGGATGTTTCCCCAATAAACCATATGTACTTGTTGCCTCTTCGCATTGAATATATCTTGCCATAGCCTGTGAATAGGTTTCTATAAGCCGTGGATTTACTAATCTTTCACAGTTGCGCTCTTTCAGCCACAGCCAGGTTTCTTTGTATATTTCATCAGCGCCTAAGGGAACTCCATTTTTCTGCCTAGCCGATAAATAGTCACTTGGCTTTGGCATATCCATTCCCTCTAAGACCGCTCCTTCCGGCAAATCCACGGCTGAAAGTTCTGAAGTTTTAAGCACTGGAATATCGTTATCCATA